GGCCTGCCCTCGTCGAGACTCTCGCACGTACGGGCTGAGCAGGCCGCGCGCCGCTAGTGCGTCAGTCGACCATGCGGTCGTCCCGCGGAGACGGGTTGAAGTCCCACTCGTGACCGCACCCGCGGCAGGACCCGCGGAACTTGGGCAGCAAGTAGCGCGCGGGGTTGAGGTTCACTTCGGCGGCGGCCCCACATTCGGGGCACGTCGCCGTCACGAGAGCCTCCACTCGAACGGCTCCGCCTTGGATACCGCCGCGGCATAGTCGCCGATGGCCGCGCTGGGTAGGTTCTCCACCCCGATCCGCGCGAAGGCGTCCCGCACGTGCGGGGTGATCGCTTCGACCGGCTGCCCGCCCCACTCCTCGCGGAAGCGCATGTCGGCCTGCTGGATCCTCGACGCGATCTGCCGCTGCATTCGCAGCATGCCGGCCTGGTTGATGGTCGTTCGTACTCGAGCCACGGTGGCCCCTTCCTCCCCCAGCGCCACGCATGGGGGCCCCATGGTACTGGCGGCCACCGACATTCCCGAGACACCCGCGAAGGGGAGTACCTCGCCATGGCCTCTGGTGTCCCCGGGCGCTCTACGGCGCAGCACCGCAAGAACCGATCGGACCTCAAGAAGCTCACTGCCGAGCACAACCTGCCGTGCGCGCTGTGCGGCCAGGCGATCGACACGACCCTGCCGTTCACGGATCCGGGGTCGTTCGCCTACGACCACATCAAGTCGATCAAGACGCACCCGGAGCTGGCCGACGATCCGTCGAACGGGCAGCCGTCGCACAAGCGGTGCAACGAGAACAAGGGCGAGGGCGACGCTCGCCCGGGCCTCGGCGATCCGTCCGAGGTCTGGTGACGACGAAGGGACACATCATGGCGAACACCCAGAACACGAAGCGGACGGCCACTGCCCAGCGCCCGACCGCCCCGGAGAACACGGCGCCTGCTGACGGCGAGCACGTCGTCAAGGACGGCGAGACGCTCGACAAGATCGCGAAGGACCACGACACCACGGTCGACGTCCTGCGCCGCCGGAACGCGATCAAGCACCCGGACCTCATCTGGCCCGGCATGACGCTCCGCACGAAGTAGGGACAGACCGTGACCACGCTCGGTGAGCTGCATGGGACCGTGACCGTCCGGGTCGATGGCATCGACGGTGAGGGCGTCGCAACGTTCACTGTCCCGATCGCCGTTCTCAGCGAGACGCCCCTGGGGGTAGCCCACGCCGTGGCCGTCGGCACTCCGCCCGACACCATCCGCGACGCCGTGGCCACTGCTGCTGCCTCTGCCTTCGACATCGTCGACGCGAACATCCCCGACGCGATCATCGAACACGCCCACACCCCCTAGGGGTAGGGGGGTCCAATCCCTAGCCGTGGGGGTGCCGCACCGCACCGGGGGTGATCTGTCCCCCTCCGGGCGGTGTTGTCCCATGTCCCACGGTTCCCCACCCCCGAGGGAGGTGGTCGCGATGCCCATGTCCGACGAGGAACGACGCCGCAAGGAGCGCGAGCGCAAAGCGCGTCAGCGTGCGGCAAACCGGGCGAAGCCCAAGCTCGAGGCGCTCCCGGCGATCGGGCCGACCGCCGACAGCGACGGTGGGACACAGGGCGGGACACCGGGTGGGACAGGCGACGGGACACCCGACGACCTGACCGCCTCGAACTACGCGGCCGCGAAGGCGCTCGTCGGGTCGCTCGACGTTCCCTCGACAGCGCAGTGGCGCGTGCCGCTGGTGCTCCGTCTGGCCCGGGACCTCGACGCACCATCCGCGATCCCTCAGCGGTCGGGACTGGCCGCGAAGTACGAGGCGAGTCTCGAGGCGCTGATCGCCGCGGCGAAGCCTCGCGAGGCGGATCCGCTCGACGAGATGCGTCGCCGGTTCTACTCCGGGAGGACGGATGCCGTCGACGACGACCCGGAAGCGCGCAAGCGCTCCGCGCGCAGGAAGGCGTAGCGCGCCGCGGCGGGTGTATGGCCACGAGGTCCCTCGGGTCTTCACACCGCCGCGGCGTCCGCTCACGCCGAAGACGTCGGCCGGGTACGCGGCGATCCACTTCGCCGAGTGGCTGCGCGAGCAGGTGGCCGGCACCCGGCACGAGGAGCTCGCGCCGAAGCTGAACCCCTGGCAGCGCTGGTTCCTGATCCACGCTCTCGAGCTGAACCCCGACGGCACCTATCGGTTCAAGACGGTGCTGCTGTGGGTCGCGCGCCAGAACGGCAAGACGTTCATCGCGGCGCTGTTGATCCTGTTCCGGATGTTCGTCGACGGCGACGCGCAGATCATCGGCGTGGCCCAGAAGCTCGCGACCGCGAAGAAGACGTGGGAGCACGCGCAGAACCTCATCGACGCGATCCCGCGCCTGGCACAGGAACGCGGCGAGCAGTCGAACACGAACGGCGAGCTGTGGTTCGAGCTGACCGGCGGGCAGCGGTACTGGGTCGACTCCGCCGACAACGGCGGCCGCGGCCTGACCTTCGACGTCGTCTTCGTCGACGAGATCCTCAAGCACAAGACCTTCAAGGCGTGGTCGGCGCTGTCGAAGACCACCGCCGCCCGTCGTCGCTCGCAGCTCATCGCGGCCTCGAATGCCGGCGACATGGACGCGATCGTCCAGCGTCACCTGCACAAGATGGCGATCGAGGCGATCGAGGCCGGCGACAAGGACACGACGATCGGCCTGTTCTGGTGGTCGCCGCCGCCGGGCATGCCCCTCGATTCGCCCGAGGCGTGGGCGTACTCGAACCCGTCGATGAACTACAACCTGCCCCAGGAGAACCTCGCGTCCTACTGGGTCAGCGACCCCGCGCCCGTGTTCGCTTCCGAGGTCGGGAACGTCTTCGTCGACTCCTCGGTCGGCGGTCCCTTCCAGCCCGGCAAGTGGGCAGAGGGATTCGACCGGATCTCCAAGCGCCGCGACGGCGCCCCGGTCTACATCTGCATCGACGTCTCGCAGAACCGCGAGTGGGCCTACATCGGGTTCGCCGCGGTGCGCGAGGACGGGAACGTCCATGTCGGCATCATGGCCCAGCGCCCCGGGACGGACTGGCTGGTCCCGTGGCTGACCGATCCCGAGCGGACGTTCACGCCCGCGGCGATCACGTTCCAGACACGCGGCGCGCCGGTCTCGTCGCTCGTCTCCGAGTTCGAGGCCGCGGGCCTCGAGGTCACCGAGTGGGGCGGCCCGGATCTAGGCCGAGCGTTCGGCATGCTGCTCGACGGCGTGAACCTCGGCAAGATTTTCCACCGCAATCAGCCCTCGCTCGACGTCGCCGCCGGAACCGCGGTGCTCAAGAAGCTGGCGGACGCGTACGTCGTCGACCGCGGCGCATCCGCAGCCGACGCCGCGCCGCTCGTCGCCGTGGCCGGCGCGTACTGGCTGTTCAAGAATCCGCCCGCTGCAGCCGAGCCGCGCATCCGCGTGCTCCGAAGGAGGTCTCGTGGGTAACGTCACCGATCGCATCAGGAGCGCATGGCGCGCCCTGACGACGCGCTCGAAGCGCATGCAGCCGCTCAGCGGCGGCCGCACATCAGCAGGCGTGTACGTCACCCCGGAGCAGTCGCTCCAGGTGATGGCCGTGCTCACGTCTGTGCGGCTGGTCGCCGAGGCGATCGCCAGCCTCCCGGTCTCGGTGATCATCCGCCGCGGCCGCGATCGGGTCGCACCCGGCGCCCGGTACGCGAAGCTGGTCCACCTGCTGACGGTGCAGCCCAACCCGGTCATGGACGCCGCCGAGTTCTGGCGAACCGTCGTGACGTGGATGCTGATCCGCGGCAACGCGTACGTCTTCGTGCACCGCAACGCGGCTGGCCAGGTCATCGCGCTCTGGCCCGTGCCCCCCACGGATGTGACCGTCAGGCGCACCGAGGACGGGAACCTCGCCTACAAGCTCAACCACGACGGGCTGGTGACATGGCTTCCCGTCGAGCGCGGCTACATCGCGACGGACCACGAGATCCTGCACTACCGGTGGTTCGGCACGGGCCCCGAGGCGCTCTCGCCGATCGGCGTCGCGCGCCAGCAGGTCGGGATCTCCGTCGCCGCAACGGCCTACATCGGCGGATTCTTCGAGCGCGACGCCACCCCGGAGACGGTCCTGACGACGACGGGCAACCTGTCGGACGCGCAGTGGAACCGCCTGGTCGAGCAGATGGAGGACCGCCACAAGGGGTTCGACAACTCGCACCAGCTCGCGGTGTTCGAGGGCGGCGCGAAGCTCGAGCGGGTGTCGCTGTCCCCGGCGGACGCGCAGTTCCTCGCGATCTACAAGCTCACCGAGGGGAAGATCGCGTCGATGTACGGCGTGCCGCCGCACAAGATCGGCGACCTCGACCACGCCACGTTCTCGAACATCGAGCACCTCGGCATCGAGTTCGTGCAGGACGCGCTGCTGCCTCCGATCACCCGGCTCGAGAAGGTCACCGCTCGGCTGTTCGACGACGACGAGATGCGCCTCCGGTTCGACCCCAAGGGTCGGATGCGCGGCGACACGGCGGCGCAGACCGCGTCGTACGCCGCCGGCCGCCAGTGGGGCTACTACTCCGCGAACGACATCCGCGCGATGGAGGATGAGCCGCCGATCGCCAACGGAGATACGTACCTCGAGCCGACGAACATGGTCCCCGCCGGCGCCCAGACGGTGCAGCGAGACGGCAGCACGCCGGTGCAGATCGCGCAGCTCCAGCCGACCGAGTTCCGAGCGCTCCCGCCGGCGCGCCGCTCGGCCGCCGTCGAGGCGACCGCATGGGTCACCCGAGCCGAGCAAACCCTCGCCGACTTCGTCCGCGACATGCGCGACCAGATCGACGCGGCCCCCGCCGACGACGAGCGCGCGGTGTGGGACCAGCTGCTCGCCGAGATCCTCGGACCCGTGATCGCTGGCGTGGTCAGCGAGTTCGGTTCCCGCCAGGCGGCGGCCCGCGGCGACGTGTTCCTCGCGACCCGTACCGACAACTGGGTGGCCGCGGTCGCCGAGTCCGAAGCGCAGGCGTTCAACACCGCGGCGTTCCGTCTGCTGGAGCCCGGGGCGGCATCGGCCGCCCGCGCGTTCGACATGGTGCTCGACACCGTCTCGGCATGGGCTGTGCGGGTGACGAACCGGGCTGGATCCTTCGGGCGATTCGAGGGCGCCAGTCAGACGGGCGCCGTCGCGAAGCGGTGGCGTTCCGACCACGACCACCACGCCGAGCTGCACGGCGAGACCGTGCGGATCGACAAGCCGTTCTCGAACGGTGCCATGTGGCCGTGCGATCTGGCCGCTGGAGCAGATGAGGCCGCGGGATGCACCTGCGACCTGGACTTCGACTACGAGGAGCAGACATGACCCGCACGTTCGAGCGTCGCGCGTTCCCGCTCACGGGCATCCAGATCCGTGCCGCGGACGACGAGAGCCGGCGCCTGCACTTCACCGGAAGGGCGGTCGTCTACGACCAGCTCTCCGAGGACTTCGGCGGATGGCAGGAAGTCATCAAGCCCGGAGCCGCCACGCGGACCCTGGCCGCGAACCCGGACGTGCGGTTCCTCATCAACCACGACGCGAACCTGCTGCTCGGCCGGACGACCTCCGGAACGCTGCGCCTCACCGAGGACAGCGAAGGAGTCCTCGTCGACGCCGATATGGCGGACGTGTCCTACGCCCGTGATCTCGCGGTGTCGCTCGAGCGCGAGGACATCACGCAGATGTCGTTCGGATTCTGGATCGTCTCCGACGGCTGGTCCGGCTCGCTCCACGAGGTGCGCGAGTTCGACTTCGACGGCGGCGACGTCTCCGTCGTGACCTACCCGGCGTACACGCAGACCTCCGCGGAGCTGCGCGCGCTGGCCGACAAACACCTGGCCACCGAGACCGGGTACCCGCTCCAGCGCGCGCAGGACCGTCTGCGCCTGCTGGAGATGCCCGTCTGAAACCTCACAACGTGCCCGTCCGAACGGTGCGGGTCACCACCCCAACACAGGAAGGAGTCGGCTAATGGCCAACTCTGTTGAGCTCCGTCAGGAGCGCGCTCGCACCGTCGAGTCGATGCGAGAGATCACCGACCGCGCCGAGGCGGAGAACCGCAACCTCAACGCGGAAGAGCGCCAGTCGTTCGACCGCGGCGAGTCCGAGTACCGCGACCTCACCGAGCGCATCGAGCGCCAGGAGGCGCAGGAGCGTCGCAGCGCCGAGATGGCGCAGGACATCCACCAGGGCGCCGGGAGCGGCGACCTCGGAGGCGGCGGCGACGAGAAGCGTTCCAAGGAGCGCCGCAGCGCATTCCTGCGGTACGTCCGCGGCGCGGCCATGGCGCCCGAGCAGCGCGCGCTCGTCGAGAACGCGGCCGGTGAGATCCTCGTCCCCGAGGACCTCGAGACGGAGATCAACCGCGCGATCCCCACGATCAGCGCGATCCGCCCGCTCGCGTCGAGCCGCCCGACCAACCGCAACCGCGTCCGCCGTCGCTCGCTCGACGAGGTGTCGGTCGGCTGGGGCAAGCTCGAGACGAACGAGCAGACGCTCACCGACTCGATGCCGGACACGCCCACGGAGGAGTGGACCTACATCGAGGACCTCTACGGTCTGGCCAAGATCGGCGAGGACGAGCTGGACGACAGCGACGTGAACCTCGAGGCGTTCGTGCGCGACAGCTTCGCGCGCGCCGCGGCCGAGGCGGAGGACATCGCCTTCACCATCGGTCAGGGCCACACCGCGCACATGCCGGTCGGCCTGTTCTCGACGGCGGGTGGCGTCTCGTCGATCACCTCGGCG